AGCCAAATCATCACGGCCGCGCGACCTCAGCCATTCAATCGTCGCATTCGTTTGCGCTGCCGTTGCGCGGCTTTCGATACCTTGCTGCAGTTGCCCGATCAGCGCTTGGTTGGGGTTCATCGCCAAACCCTCAAGCCCGATGGCAAGGCGTGATCTGGCATCGCGCCCCTCGGGCCCAAAGAAGCCACCCAGAAGACCACGGGGCCTCTGGGCTGCTTGCGGTGCTTGCGGTGCTTGCTGGATTCCATCCATAACGGTCGCCATTTACGCCCCCAATAGACCAAAAAACCCGCCGCGCTGTTTTGCCAGATCGGCAAGCCGGGGGTCTTTCTTTTGCGTGATGATGTTAAGAAGGTTCGCCAGCGGTGCGCCGCCGGCTTCTTGCGCGATGCCCTGGCTGGCCGCAAAGCGCGACAGCAGGCCCATGCCCTCGAATGGATCGGTGGGTTGCATTGGCATGAACTGCGCTGTGGGCGCTATTGGGGCTGGCGTGCCGGGGCCGAACGGGGTGCTTGCGCTAGGCTGCGGGGATGGCCCGCCGCCAAGGATTTTCGGCACATACGCCTGCGTCTCTGCAAAGGGCGGGATGCCGCCGTATTTGCGAACGGCTCCGGGGCCTGCGTTATACGCAGCCAAGGCCAGCGGCCACGACCCGAAGTCGCCATATTGCTGCGCCAGATAGCGCGCCGAACCCTCGATATTCTGGTAGGGATCGGTCGGGTCAACGCCAAGTTCGGCGGCCGTTCCGGGCATAAGCTGGCCGAGGCCGGTTGCCCCTTTTGGCGACATCGCGCCTTGGTTCCACGAACTTTCCGCCCCAATCATGCGCAGGAAGATATCCGTAGGGATACCGTATCGCTGCGCCTGCTCAATGGCGTAATCGCGGATATCCATCAGAGCCCACCAAGGAGCGGCGTTATATATTGCATCCAGCCAGGCTTACTGGTCGATGTCTGCGTCTGCGTCTGCTGGCCGGTTTGCGATCCGCCCAATGCCGCCAAAAATGTGCTAAGGGCGTCCTGCGGCGCGCCGGTAAACCCAGCGAACTGGCCCTTGGCGGCATCGATCAGGGCCTGATTCATGGCCTGCTGCCGTTGGCCCTCTTGGGCCTGCGTTGCCCCGATAGACTGGCCGAAGCCAAAGCCCTGCCCGGCCAAACCAGACTGGATGCCCTGTTGCGCTTGCGCCGCGCTGAGAGCCGTATTGAACCCCTGCTGCCGCTGCTGTGCCGCAATGTCGCCAAACGCGCGCCCGTAGTCGCCCAGCATCGTGCCCTGCGCCACGCCCTGCCGGGATCCGCCAAAGGCACCAGCCCGCGTTGCCTCGGCCCCCAGCGTGTTCTGCGCCATCTGAGCCTGCCGGGCCATGTCCATGCCGGTGCGCCCGATCACTTCGGACGTATATGGGTTCATGAATTGGCCGATGTTCGGGCCGGCGGCGGCAGCATTATACAGCCCGGACGCTTGCTGATAGACGTTCGGTGCCGGCTGGCCCATCGGGGGTGGCATGCCGGGTTGTGGCTGGTTTGGTCCTAGAGCAGCTTGCGTTTGCCCGCCGCCCTTTTGACCGGGCGTCCCACCGGGCGTCCCGCCAAGTGCGTTTGCGGCCTGACCCATGAACATTGGAATCATGATTTATCTCCGCCCTACGCCGCCGCGCGATGGCGTGCTTGATGTCTTTTTTTCTGCTGGTTTGGTAGCCGGCCTTGTTGCCGTTTTGCCTGCTGCGGCAGTGCGGCTGTCAGAAACCGGTTTTGATGTGCTGTTCGATTTTCCTGCCGGCCTGTTCGCCGCTGTGGGCGCGCCCTGCGGCCTAGAAGTAAGCCCTGCCGCGATCCGGTTTGCCAAGCTATTGGGATTGCGGGTATCAACACCGCCAGGCAAGCGCGAGGATAGCCCGCCGCCCCCCGCCACGCCGCCTAGACCCTGCGCGATCCTGTCAGCGGCAGTGTTTCCGTAATCACGCGACGACCCGTATCCCTGCATGGGCTGACCGTAAGACTGCGCCCCACCACCCATGGGCATGCTGGTGATACCAAACTGTCCGCTGCCATCAAACGGAGCCATCAGCTTGGCGTATTGGGCCGGATCCCGCATTTTCAAATCATTCACTGCTTGTTCGTAGAGCGGAAATGCGCTGTAGCCGCGCGTCCCGTCTGCGAAGGTCTGGACTTGCGGCATGCCCGCGCCGGGCAGTGGCGATGCCCCAAGCCCGAAGGCGGACGAAGCCTGGCTAGTGTTGAACATGGCGGCTTCCTGCAGCGGCGTCAAAGCGGCCACGTCGGGGCCGCGATACGGAACGTAGCCTATGCCTGCCGCTTGCGTGCCGCGCGCCAACCCGCTTTGCGCGGCTTCTTGCAGCCATTGGGGGATTTCAATCGTTGAAGTTTGGGTTTCACTGCCACCACCAGCCATATCAGAAATCCTTTTCCATCGTGACCAGCGTCGGCACGAAACCCAGGGGCTTCATCGCGCGTTGCCAGCCGGGCCTACCGGCGAGTGTCATTGCCGTGCAGCCGTGCCCCTTGGCCCATTCCGTTGCGTCGTCAATCATGTCGAACAGTTGATCCATTTCGCCCGCCGCCAAGAAAACGTGGAGCACCTTCTTGCGAGGAAATACCACAATTTCAGTGACAGCGCACCCCCTTTCTCCAAGCCACAGTTGCATGCGGCCCTCGCCGATCGCGTCCACGATGTCCTGGTAGACGTGCGTGCCGCCGCTGTATTCCAACGCGGCCTCAATCCAGTCTTGTATTTGCTTCTGGCTCACCGTCACGCCTGCACCCGCGTGATATTGAGCGTGATCGATGGGGCTACGGGCGCGTAGGCTGTCGCTGGGGTTGCGTGAAGATAGCCTTGAACCCGGTTCACTGCCCACATGACATTCAACACGGTTCCCGCCGTTACGGTAAAGATTGACGTGCGGGATACAACGGTTGTGGCGTCGTTGTTGTGCAAGCTGGCGACGATCGTGCTGCCCGGCACGTCCGACCCGTTGATGCGTGGCCAGAATCTGAACGTAGTGGTCGAACTTGACGTCGAACTGATCTGCGCGGCGAAGGACAATTCGTACAGCCCGCCCTCGACAAAAGTGATTTCCGTCAGCGGCGATCCGGTGAGCGTGATGCCCTGAGACGCAATGTTGTCCAGAGCGATCTTGTAAGCCGTGTTGGCCGCCGCCGCCGTTATATCAACGTCTTGGCTGAAAATAGCGTACCCATCGGCCAGCACGATCTGCCGCCACACGCCATCCTTGGAGACAGTCGGATAGCCGCCCGACGGATCCCACAGCAGCGTGCCGTCCTGCGTGGCCGAGGCGGCCGCGTCCTTGAACGTCAGGTTGTCCCACGTCCGGGCCAGCCAGCGGCGCAGGTCGTTCGCCCATGTGCTGTAGTCGGCGCCGACTGGTGGGATGCCAAACCTCACCGAAGGCCACCCTGGCGCACGTCAATGCGCGGCATGCCCCACCGCCAGTCCGTATTCTGTTCTCCAGTCACTCGCATGCTGATCTGCCGACCCGTGAACCTAAGGTCGGCCGGGTTTGCCATCGCATACGGCCCGTAGGTCCGCTCGGTGTCGTTCGGGTAGAACCGCGCTCGGAAGGTAGTCGTGACCTGGCCTTGCGTTTTCTCGTCCGGGATCAGCATCAGCGCGCTCATGACGTTGTCGCCCGTCGCGATCTGCACCGGCCCGCTTTCGGCAAACGCCTCGGCCCCGTCCGTCTGGTTGCCGATTTCGTGGTTCACCGCCAAGCCGGCAGGCGTCATCCAGATCGGCGTAGAGAATATGCCGACATCCACGCCGCTGGTGCGGGCCAGGCTGCCCGTGCTCCAATGGCCTTCCTTGTAGTTGTAGGTCACATATCGATCGTTTTCCAAGCTGCTGCTAGACGGGTAAAACCACCAGATTTCATTGTATCTGGCGTTGGCCACGGCGGCAACTTTGGAAATCTGCGTGCGGTTAATGTCTTCAAAGACGTAGTCCGCCACCTCGCACGGAACCTCACTCACGGCGCCGCCGGAGTAGACGTGAAAATCGCCCGGCCCCATCCAGAAGACGCCCGCGTCCACCGAGGCCGCGCACAAGCGGGAAACGGCACCGCAGGAGGATCCGACCCGCTCAAAGCCGTACACGAACGGAGGGCCCTGGTAACTCGCCGTGTGCGCGTCTTGGTCGGTCAGGATCAGAGCCTGCCCGCGTGTGCGAATGCCGAGCATGATTTGCCCCGCCGTCTGCAACTCGATGTCGCCCGCTTCGTTCGTGACAAGCGGGGTCCATGTCGTGTTGTCCTCCCGATCGGACCACTGCACGCGGCGGAAGTTGCCACCCGGCCCGAAGGCGAACAGGAACCGTTCCTCCGTTACCATCAGGCCATCGCAGCCCGTGGGCGCGTTGGTGATGGCAACCGCGTCGTTCGCCGTGTTCAGTTGCCACTCCAGCAGGCGGCCGTCGTAGGGGTTGCAGGCGACGAGGTACTCGCCCCAGGTGTCCAGCGACCACGTCGAGACGGGGCTGTAGGTACCCGTGTCGGGCCGCGCAATGCCGTATGCG